CAAAGCAAGACCTATACCGTCATCAACGCCAGCTCAACGCAGGCCATCGTGTTCCGTGGCGTGGGCCCAACCACCGGTGTGACTTTTGCTGCTGGTGAGAACGCAGTGGTGGCTTGGAACGGGACTGACTTCGTTAAGATCGCTGGTGGCGGAGCCGAAGCCGGTGGTGCGATTCAGACCAACAAGACAGAAGTCACCATCAACTACACCATGCCCACGGGCACGAACGGTTTCTCAGTTGGCCCCATTACCATCGACTCCGGTGTCACCGTGACCATCTCGTCTGGTCAGGTCTGGGTAATTATTTAAGGAAAACGCATGTCAACGATCAGCGCATCAACCACATCTACCACCGCATATAAAGTTACTGCGGACACCACAGGCACATTGGTGCTTCAGACAGGTTCGACACCGACTACTGCGGTGACGATTGGCACAGATCAATCTGTGACTTTTGCAAAGCCTCCTGTTGCTACTGGCGCTGGTTCTATTGCAACCAACACGGCTTATGGCACAAGTGCTTTGGCGGCAAACACTACGGGCAGCTCAAATGTAGCCATCGGCTATCAGGCACTTATTTCAAATACAACAGCGGCAGGACTGACTGCGGTTGGTGCACAGGCATTGGGCGGAAGTAATACAGGCAGCTACAACAACGCCTTTGGCACAGGGGTACTTTCTGCCAACACCTCGGGCACAGAGAACTGCGGCTTTGGTTTTTGGGCTTTGTTGAGCAACACAACGGGCATTGATAACTGCGCTTTTGGTGAAGAAACTTTGCGAGCCAACACCATTGGCAGCTACAACACTGCCTACGGCGGGTACGCTTTGCGGTTCAACACTAGCGGCGGCTACAACACGGCACTCGGGTATGGGGCGCTTTTTACCAACACAACTAGCGGTGACAACACGGCTGTTGGTCGCAATGCGTTGTACTACGCCACTGGTGCAGGCAACACGGCAATTGGGGAAGGCTCTGGTGTATCAATTACTTCAGGCACAAAGAACACAATCCTTGGCCGCTACTCAGGCAACCAAGGCGGCTTTGACATTCGCACATTAAGCAACTACATCGTACTGTCTGATGGGGATGGGAATCCACGAGGTGTTTGCGATAATGCTGGGAGCTGGACACTTCCCGGAAGTGCTTTGTATGTTGGCACAACAGGACCAATTCAATCCACCAGATACTCGTTTTACTCTGGCAGCGGTCGAGTAATGGGTATTGAAGATGCTTCAGGTGGTTCTGGGACGCAAGTGATTCGTTTTGTTTCTGCTGGAAATAACTGTGGAACTATTAGCACAACAACAACAGCAACTTCTTACAACACATCTTCTGATTACCGCTTAAAAGAAAACATTGCGCCGATGACAGGTGCATTGGCTACTGTGGCGCTACTCAAACCCTGCACTTACACATGGAAATCAAACGGTTCTGATGGTCAAGGCTTTATTGCTCACGAATTAGCTGAAGTTGTGCCTCAATGTGTAACAGGCGAAAAAGATGCTGTTGATGAAGAAGGAAATCCAGATTATCAAGCCATTGATACTAGCTTCTTGGTTGCCACTCTCACGGCTGCAATTCAAGAGTTGAAAGCAGAATTTGACGCATACAAGGAAGCACACCCATGATTGACTTAACACCCGAAGAGCAAATCGCCAAGCACTACGCTGCTTGCATGGACTCAGTAAACCTCATCAACTCTGAAAAACCAGAACTCACCACCGATGAGGAATGGGCTGCAACTGTTGAGCGCAACAAAGAGCACCTGCGTATCATGCTTGCTAAAGACTTCTGGACAACCGAAGACCTGACACCGCTACAACAAGCGGTTGGAGAATAAGATATGCCATCAACCATCCTCTCTGACAACGGCGTAAGCAGCGGGTCTGCTGGCCTGAAAACCACTGCCGCATCAGACGGCATCTTGGCGTTGCAAACCACTACAAGTGGTGGCACGGCTACGAACGCGATTTATGTGGATACATCACAGAATGTGGGTGTTGGGGTTACTCCAAGCGGTAACTACCAATTGCAGGCTGGTTCTGGAAGTGGTGCTGCTGGTCGTGGTTTTAACTTGATGACCTTGGCTGGTGGATACTCTGGTGGCGACTATCCTATTTTTGGCTATAACTTCAGAACAACAACTACTGGCGGGTCTTATCTTTACAATGTAAGCGATGTCGCATCAGCCATTGGATTTAGTTCTGTAATCACATTTAACACAGCATCTTCTGGAACAGCTGGCAATAGCATTTCCTTTAACGAACGCGCCCGTATCAACTCCAACGGTAACTTGCTGGTGGGTACTACAAGCCCAATCGGGGGCGAAAGATTAAATGTTACTGGTAATGTTGCAGATGATCTGGTTAGATTCTATAACGCTCACAATTCATCTCCTTTTGGCGTTGCTATTGTTTATTCCGCAATTTCTCCAAACAATACAGTTAGCGGATTTGTTGAATGTTACGACTCTGTTGGACAAAGAGCGACAATTCGATCTAATGGCGGTTTGGCAAACTACTCTGCCAACAATGTGAACTTGTCTGACCGCAGAGAGAAAACTAACTTTGCCCCTGCTGGCGATTACCTCGCCAAGATTTGCGCCATACCAGTTCAGACATACAACTACATCGACCAAAACATGGAAGAAGATGGTGGCTTGACATTGGGCGTTGTTGCTCAAGATGTTCAGGAAATTGCACCTGAGTTGGTGACTGAGTCAAACTGGGGCACTGAAGAAGAGCCAAAGATGCGTTTGTCGATTTACCAAACCGACCTGCAATATGCGCTGATGAAGTCCATCCAAGAACTCAAAGCAATCGTAGACGCACAAGCTGCTGAAATCGCCGCATTGAAAGGAAATTAAAAATGACATTGATCCTGTCCGGCACAGCCGGTTTATCTGATGTAGACGGTTCTGCTGCTACCCCTGCTATCAGAGGTACTGATACAAACACAGGTATCTTCTTTCCTGCTGCTGACACTATTGCCTTTGCTGAAGGTGGTGTTGAGGCTATGCGTCTTGATAGTGCTGGCAACATGGGTTTAGGTGTTACGCCTAGTACATATTCAATAGGTAAAGTTGTTGAAGTAGGTTTCGCTGGTAATTCATTTTGGGGCTACGCTGCAAACACAAACTTAGTAACACAAAACGTTAATTTAGCATCTGGTGCTTTGAGATATTCAAGTACTAACCCCGCTTCTTTCTATCAGCAATCTTCAGGTGTTCACACATGGGGTGTTGCCCCATCAGGCACAGCAGGTAACGCCATCACCTTCACCCAAGCAATGACGCTTGATGCTAGTGGGAATTTCATGGTGGGTACAACAACCCCACTACAAACCGCATCTAATCGTGGAAACATTACTGTAAATGGTTCAGCAAGTTCTATTTTGAACATGGGTGTAAATGGTTCTGTTGCTGCTTACATTTTTGCAAGCTCAACTTCCGCAACTTATGAAGTGGCTGGAACAAACACAATTAGCGCAAGCGGTGCTAATGTGATTGCCCTCAACACCAACGGCTCAGAACGCGCCCGTATCGACTCCAGCGGTAACTTGTGGGTAGGAACAAATAATGGCAGCGCATTTGTTGGTGGGAGTCCAGTAGGTTCTTTTGTTAACGTAGCATCAACAGCAGGAACTAACTCAACTGCTTTTGTACATACAAACTCATCAAATCCTTATGGGCCATTTATTTACTTTAATAGTGCAGCGCCAAACAATACATCAAACTACTTTTTGAATTGCAATGACAACGTAAACACTAAGGCAATCATTTATTCAAGCGGCACATTTGGCTCACGCACTAGCACCTATGGTGGCATTTCAGACATCAAAGTCAAGCAAGACATTGTTGATGCGTCATCACAGTGGGGTGACATCAAGGCGTTGCGTTTCCGCAAGTACCGCTTCAAAGATGACCCAACAGGGCCGTTGCAACTTGGTTTGATTTCACAAGAAGCTGAGTTGGTGTCACCCGGCTTAGTGTTTGAAACGCCAGACACAATCAATGTTGAAGTGCCTGTGTTGGATGAAAACGGAGATGCAGTATTCAACGAAGACGGCACACCGCAAACAACAACTGAGCGTCAAGAAACAGGCGAAGTCACCAAGTCAGTGAAATACTCGATCTTGTATATGAAGGCTGTGGTCGCTTTGCAAGAAGCCATGAACCGCATCGAACAACTTGAGGCTGACGTAGCCGCATTGAAAGGAACACAACCATGAACATCAAACTAGAACTCACCGTTGACGCTGTTAACTTCATCTTGCAAGCACTGGGCGATCTGCCCAGCCGCACTGGTGCATTTGTTCTGTTAAAGCAGATCGAAGACCAAGCCAAGGCGCAAGTACCCGCTGAACAGCAGCAACCAGCTGAATAACATGTGGACCCGTTCAGCCTACTCATGGCAGCACAAGCAACCGTCGCGGCAATCCGCAGTGGGTGTGAAATGTTGTCTCAGGGTAAGGCTGAAATTACAAAGACGAAAGCGGCAATTGAAAAGGCTGTCGGGGACGGGAAGGCTATATATGCCGAAATCGTCGGTCTTTGGGGCTGGATTTCCAGCTTATTCGGCGGTTCAAAGAAGAGCAACGCGCCTGCGCCTAAGGTCCAAACAAATAATGCGAAACCTTCCAGCCGCGCCGTCAACTACAAACCAAAGCCTGTTGAGCAACTGAGCTACGAGGAGTACCAAACCCAAGCAATTCATCAGATCTGTGAACAGCTGAAAACCTTCTTTGAAATCAGACGCCAGTTGCAAGAATACTGTCACGACCTTGAAGAAGAATCGAAAACCACAACCGACATTGAAGGCGCCGCGCTAGACAGGATTCAGATTGAAATGCAGCTTGAACAGATGACTGTGCAAATACGCGAGACGATGATCTACACACCCAAGGACATCGGGCTTCAAAGTATTTACAGTCGTTTTCTCAAGATGTATGACCAGATTTTGGAAGAGCGTGAGTTTGACAGAGCGCTGAAGCGTAAACAAGAGATTGACGCAAGATGGCAACGCGAGTACCAACAACAACTTCTGGCGGCAAAGCTGGGCTACGCGGTGGTGGTAACAATCGTGGGCCTGTGGATGACGGCACTGTTTTCCGTTCTATGAAGGAGTTCTGGCTGTGGGTCTTGATCGTAACGTTTTTGATCGCGCTACTAGGCTTCTCGATCGCGTCAGCGCTGTTTTCGTACAACCAAGTGCGCAAGGCCGAGGCCATACTTCAGCGCGCCGAGCAGCTTGACAAGAAGAATCGACAGAAACTTGAACCCAAACCTGACAAGGAAGAATAAATGTTACCAATCGTTGCAGGCATCGTAGCCAACCTCATCAACAACGGCATGCACAAGGTCGCTGACCAAGTGATCGAAAAAGGCGTTGACGCCGTTCAGCAAAAGCTGGGCATGGAGCTGAAGCCCGAGGGCGAAGCCACGCCCGAATACAACGCCAAGCTGCAAGAAGAAGCCAATCGCCACTCAGAGTTCATGGCACAGCTGGACGAGCAGTCCACCCAACGCGCCACAGATATGTACATGAAGGATGACAGCACCAAACGCTTCACGCAAGCCTACGCGTGGTTTTTGTCGGTTGTGTCTTTCTTGTATTTCTTCATGGTGTCGTTCATGCCTATCGAGAACCGCAACCGCGACTTCATCAACATCATCTTGGGCTTCTTGATTGGCACGGCGGTGAACTCACTCATCCGATTCTTCTATGGCAGCAGCAACAAGTCACAAGAGGCTGTTGACCAGAAACAAAAAGAAATGGGCGGTGACAAATGAAGCCCGACAGCCCCCTGCTTGCAGCAGCCAAAGTGAAAGACCCAGCCAAATGGCTGGACGCTGTTGTTGAAACATGCGTTGAGTTTGAGATAAACACTCCGCAACGCATTGCCGCGTTCCTTGCCCAAACTAGCCACGAGTCGGGCGGCTACACCATGTTGGTCGAGAACTTGAACTACAGAGCAGCTACGCTTGCCGCGTGCTGGCCTAACCGATTTGCGGTGCTAGGCCCCGACAAAAAACCAATTCGCGAGAATGGTAAGTTAGTACCCACTGCTGTGGCAAACAGCATAGCCGGTAAGCCGGAGCTTATCGCCAACTTGGTTTACAGCTCACGTATGGGCAACGGGCCTGCGGAGTCTGGTGAGGGGTGGCTGTACCGCGGGCGCGGGTTGAAGCAATTGACCGGCAAAGACAATATGCGCAGGTGTGGGGAGGCCCTCGGCCTTGACCTCATCAATGAGCCTGACCTTCTTCTTACGCCAATCAACGCTGCACGTTCGGCGGGGTGGTTTTGGAAGTCGAATAATCTTTCACCTTTCGCAGACGCCAACGACATCAAAGGCATGACCAAGAAGATCAACGGCGGGTATATTGGCCTCGAGGCACGCCAAGCGTTGTACGATGCGTGCTATGGACAGTGCCGCGCCTAAGTAGGAAAATACCGCCATGCTACAAAAGATCTTGTTCAAACCCGGTGTCAACCGAGAAAACACTCGCTACACAACCGAGGGCGGGTGGTATGACTGCGACAAAATTCGCTTCCGTCAAGGCACACCTGAGAAGATCGGCGGTTGGGATAGGATTTCTACAACCACATTTTTAGGCGTTTGCCGTTCTCTGTGGAACTGGGTCACGCTTGGCAACAACAACTTGCTGGGTATTGGCACCAACAAAAAATTCTACATCGAGCAAGGCGGTGCGTATAACGATGTGACGCCCATCCGTGAGAGGGTCACGCTGACAAACCCCTTCACGGCCACAGCATCCTCGGCAACCATCACCGTCGCGGACACAGCTCATGGCTGCATAACTGGCGACTACGTGATCTTCACCGGTGCTACCGGCTTGGGCGGCAACATTACTGCGGCAGTGCTCAACCAACAGTACGAAGTCACCGTCATCAACGCCAACAGCTACACCTTCACAGCTACGGCCACAGCAAACGCCACAGACGCGTCTGGCTCCCCCGGGGGCGGCACGGTCTACACAGCCTACCAAATCAACACAGGTCCAGCTTTTGTACAGCCTATTTCTGGTTGGGGTGCAGGCACTTGGGGTAGCGGCACTTGGGGTTACGGCACCGCAGCTGGTGACGCCATGCGTCTTTGGAGCCAGTACAACTTTGGCGAGGACTTGGTGTTTGGCCCCCGTGGTGGTGGCATCTACTACTGGGACGCGTCTAAAACCGTTACTGGCCTGTCCTTTACTGTGACGGTTGCTTCACCCGCTGTCGTCACCCTCGGTGCCGCGCTGCCTGACGGCACTGCCATTCAGCTGCAAACCACCGGTGCGCTGCCTACCGGCTTGCTGCCCTACACCACATACTTTGTGAAGAACGCCTCCGGCACGACATGCAACCTGTCCGCTACCTACGGCGGCGCGAGCATCAACACAACAGGCACACAGTCTGGCACGCATAAGGTGTCGGCACGCGGCATCAACATCACCCAGTTGGCAAACGCATCTGACGCGCCCACGGTGCAGAACTTCATTTTGATTTCTGATGCCAGCCGGTTCACTTTGGCGTTTGGTTGCAACGACTACGGCTCGACCACACAAGACCCGATGTTGATTCGTTGGTCTGACCAAGAGTCTGTGGTGAACTGGACACCAGCCATCACCAACCAAGCAGGTAGCGTGCGCCTGTCGCACGGGTCTGAGATTGTCACCGCCTTGCAGGTGCGTCAGGAGATTATTGTGTGGACAGACTCCGCGCTGTACTCTTTGCAGTACCTTGGGCCTCCGTATGTGTGGGGCAACCAGCTCTTGGGCGACAACATCTCGATCGTGGGGCAAAACGCCACAGCGCTGGCTTCGGGTGTTACCTATTGGATGGGTATCGACAAGTTCTACAAATACGACGGTCGTGTCCAGACTCTGCGCTGCGACTTGCGCCAGTACATCTTCAACGACATCAACCAGTTCCAGTACGACCAAGTGTTTGCTGGCACCAACGAAGGCTTCAACGAGGTCTGGTGGTTCTACTGCTCGGCCAACTCAAACACGGTTGACAAGTATGTGGTGTACAACTACAGCGAAGACATTTGGTACTACGGCACTATGGCCCGTACTGCTTGGCTTGACACATCGCTGCGCGACTACCCGGTGGCGGCTACCTACACGCACAATATTGTGGACCACGAGTCAGGTCTGAACAACAACGAGACCGGCACTGCCACGGCGATCGAGTCCTACATCACCTCGTCTGAATTTGATATTGGTGACGGCCACAACTTTGGCTTCGTGTGGCGCTTGATTCCTGATGTGACTTTCCGTGGGTCTACCACCGCTTCGCCTGCGTGTGTGATGACGCTGTTGCCCTTGCAAAACTCAGGTTCAGGCTACAACGACCCGACATCCGAGGGCGGCGTCAACAACGCCACAGTCACACGATCCGCTACAGTGCCGATCGAACAATTTACTGGGCAGGTCTACGTGCGCGTGCGTGGGCGTCAGATGTCGTTTAAGATGTACCAGAGCCAGCTCGACGCTACATGGCAGTTGGGTGCACCGCGTATTGACATTAAACAAGATGGCCGCAGAGGTAACACGTAATGTCCCAGCTCAATGTCACCCCACCCAACTTACCTTTGGCACCGCAGACATACCAGTCGCAGTACCAAGAACAACTCAACAACGTGCTGCGATTGTTCTTTGCTCAACTGACAAACCCCGGCGCTATTGGCGGTTCAACTTTGAATTTGAATATCGAGCGCATGCCAACCGATGCGGACTTTGCAGACCTTCGTTCTGGCGACGTTTACTACGACACTTCTGGTGGCGCTGCCTCTAGCTATCCGTTACGCATCAAGGCATAATATGTACAACCCCCTATTTGCGAGGCTTTTATGAGCTTGCACGACGCTGCACAACACCTAGCATCACAAGGTCGCTACGGCGACAACATGCTTGTTCACATGAATCCGCAAGAAGTGGCGGATCTTCAAAAACTGGCAGAGCAGAGAGGCACGAGCCTCACTACAAACCCCGACACCGGCATGCCCGAAGCGTTTGGTTTGGGCGACTTAAACCCAGTAAGAATTGTTCAAGGTAAGGGTGCAGTTGGAGAAGCCTTGGGCCCTGCCGCACCAATTCTTGCTGGTTTAGCTTTAGGTCCGGCAGGCTACGGTCTTACCGCCATGCAAGCAGGCCTTGCCGTGGGCGGTATTTCGGCATTGGCTTCTGGTAATTTGAGCAAAGGTTTGTCGGCAGGTCTGGGTGCTTGGGGCGGCGCTTCGCTTGGTGCAGGTCTATCTGGTATGGGCGAGGCATCGTTGGGCAATGCGGCAAAAGCAGAAACTTTGCTTGGCGGTGGTAGCGAAGCATTGGCTGCTGACAACGCAGCGTTTGCCGTAGAAAAAGCGGGTTTGGTTGACAAACTTGGCGCTGGTGCTAGCTACGCTACACAGAACCCAACAGCGGCTTTGAAAACTTTGGGTGAAGGAAGCGCTTGGAAAGGCGCTGGTATTTTGGGTGCCGCAGCCGCTCCGATTCTGGCAGGCAACATGGTTCAAACAGCCACGCCTCCACCGCAGTCAGCAGGTCTGATTCGACCATACGATTTCAACCGCAAGGTAGTCACGCCTACAAACATGGTGCGGCCAGCATACCAGCAGGGCCAAGACACATCTGAGCGTAACTGGTTCCAAGATACTTTCACAGCACAAAAACCATACCCTGCGCCCGGTCCCGAATATAAAGGAGCTGGGGGCGGCACAGTCCGAATGGCTGCTGGTGGTGATGTGCAGGAAGTGCCTTCATTTGATCCCGTTATTCGCATGGCCGATGGTGGCGCGGTTGATTACGGCAACAAACCGCAATACGCATTTGACCCCCAAACAGGACAGTACGTGCGCAGTGATGCAGGTTTTGATCCCAACGCTTCTCAGGGACTTGGTATTGTCGCGCTTGCTGAAAAGCTTAACGCTGCCACAGACGCTAATAGCGTTGCACGGCAGCGCATGCCGCAGTATGTGTACGACCCTGTGTCTCAGTCTTATGTTTTGATTAATCCAAACTGGAGCGCCCCAGCGCCCATAACAACCGACGGCTATACAGGCTATGAAAGCTATGGGGCAAGCGGTGGTGAGGGGCCTGCTACTGACGGCGACGCCGGCCAAGACGGCTCTTCTGTTGGAGTGGCTGATGCAGGTATTGGTGTAGGACCTTCTTCTGGCGCTGCTACGGCAGCTGCCGCCGATGCGAGTACAGGCGCTGTTGGTTCTTCTGGCGAAGCTGGCGCAGCCGCAGGCGGAGCAGGACCCGGAGGGCCGGGTGGAGACAGTTCAGATGGCGGCGGGGCTACTGGTGGTACCGGCGGTTCAGATGGTGGTACCGGTGGTTCAGATGGGGGTACCGGTGGTGGTACAGGCGGCGGTGACGGAGGTGGCTCTGGTGGTGGCGGCGACGGAGGTGGCGGCGAAGCCCAAGGCGGTCTGTCCCCTTATTTCAAACGCATGTACGCAGGGGGCATGCCTTACGCAGCTGGCGGACTTCCAAGCCTTGGCGGCTACGCGTCGGGCGGTAACCCACGTTTGTTGAAGGGCCCCGGTGACGGCATGTCCGACAACATCCCCGCAGTCATTGGCAACAAACAACCCGCACGTCTTGCCGATGGTGAGTTTGTGATCCCTGCCGATGTGGTGTCACATCTGGGCAACGGCTCAACTGAAGCGGGTGCCAAACAGCTTTACAGAATGATGGACCGTATTCGTGCCGCACGAACCGGCAAAAAGAAACAAGCGCCAGCAGTTAAAACTGCCAAATACTTGCCAGCATAAGGAGCCAACATGGCTGAACCAACACAAACGAACATATCGCAAACCACCATCCCCGACTACGCCAAGCCGTATGTCGAAACTTTGCTGGGCAAAGCAGAAGCTGTCACTGACATAAACAAAAACCCTTATGTGGCCTACCCCGGGCAGCGCACCGCTGGTTTTACTGATTTACAAAACACCGCTTTCACAGGCGCACAGAACCTCGGCCCCGCAGGACAGCTAGGCACTGCCACAGATCTGGCGCAACAAGCAGGTCTGGGCGCGCTCGGCACTCGCTACGACGCAGGCCAGTTTGGTCCTCAGCAATTTGCACAACAAGTTGGCGGCTATATGTCGCCTTACATCCAGCAAGCGCTCATTCCACAGATGCGCGAAGCGCGTCGTCAAGCTGAAATTGGTGCTACACAACAGCAAGCACAGGCTACACAGTCAGGCGCTTTTGGTGGTGCACGCGATGCAATCATGCGCGCGGAACGCGAACGCAATCTAGCAACTCAACTGGGCGACATCCAAGCCACCGGTCTGCAAAACGCGTACATGCAAGCAGCCAACCAATACCAGCAAGGCGCGCAGTTGGGTGAACAGTCCCGTCAGTTTGGCGCTGGTCTAGGTCTGCAAGGTTTGCAAACAGCGTTGCAAGGAGCCGGTGCTTTGGGTAATTTGGGCGCTACACAGTTTGGTCAACAAGCTCAAACGCTCGGTATTCAAGGTCAGATGGGCGGCACACAGCAGCAACAGCAACAAAACATTTTGAACCAGCAGTACCAAGATTTCTTGAACCAGAAACAGTACCCATACCAGCAGTTGGGCTTCATGTCCGACATGCTGCGCGGTTTGCCTTTGGCCCAAACATCAACACAGATGTACTCAAATCCAAACTTCTTGACACAAGCCGCAGGTGCTGTCGGTACTGCCTACATGGGCAACAAGCTGTTCAACGGCGCATCAGGCGGTTTGCCAGAAGATTTCAAAGAGACAAAACGCCCAGCAGGTTTGGCTGAGTTGGCAATCTATAACATGGCGTAAGGAAGAAAATGATTAACGTCAACCAAATCACATCTCAGCTGGCCAAGATGCCAGACCAGCTATTGCAAAAGTTTGCGGCTATGCACAAGAACGACCCGTACACCGTGTCGCTTGCGTTGTCTGAATCCAACCGCCGTAAAGATTTGCGTTCTGCTGCGCAAGCAAAGATGGCTGGCCAACAGATGCCAAAGGTCGTAGACCAAGAAGTGTCGCAGATGGCCCCCGTGGATGCGATGGGTAATGTGACAGGCGCTTTGCCTGAAGATGTTGGTATTGGTCAGCTCCCTGCACCCAACTTGAAGAAGTTAGCAGGTGGCGGTATTGTTGCGTTTGACGAAGGTGGCGAAGTTCCCCGCTTCCAGAACCGTGGCGAAGTGCAAGATCCTTTCCGCAACGCATCACGCGAGTTGACTGAGTTGATTTTGGCAACTGCCGCCAAGTACAACATCGACCCCACCGTTGCCATGCGCTTGGTTAAACAAGAGTCTGGGTTCGATCCCAACGCACAGTCAAAGGCAGGCGCTGTTGGCTTGACACAACTTAAAGAAGCTGCTGCAAAAGACATGGGCTTGACCCCCGAAGAACGTTTTGATCCTGTTAAAAACGTGAACGCCGGCTTCGGCTATTTGCGCAAACAACTGGACAAGTATGGCAACGACTACTCAAAAGCGCTGTCTGCGTACAACTGGGGCGGCGGCAACCTTGACAAACACCTTTCCAAGAATGAAGGCAAGGTAAACAAAATTGGTTTGCCCAAGGAAACCGCTGACTACCTGACAAAGATTTTGCCTATGGGTGCTGCTGGCGCTGGCGAACTGCCTGTTGATAAAAGCGCAAACGCTATTCCTGCCGCAGTCACAAAAGAAAGCAGAGCCGCGCCTGTTGCCGATACTGGAGAGAGAAAAGCCATTACCGGTAACCAAGCCGTGATTGGCGCTGGTGAAACAGGTCTTCAATACTTGACAGGTCTGGCTGCTATCCCCACAGCTGGCGCTTACTCGTTGTATCGCAAGGCTATGTACGGCGAAAACCCAGAAGAAAACTTCCGCAAGTACGCAGGCGAAGTTACATACTCTCCTCGAACCGAAGGCGGTCAAGCCGTTTCGGAAGGTTTTGGACGAGTGCTCGAAGACTTGAAGATTCCCCCATACTTGGCGCACATGGGCAACGTGTCCCCGCGCAAAGGCTCTCCCAACATTAAAGCTGATCTTGCCGAGTTGGCCGCTGAGAAAACACGCCAAGCGGAAACGCCTCGTATTGCCGGCCCGTCTACCGACGCCACGATGGTTCAAGGCCGAGGCGAAGCTCCTGTCAAACAAGGCCGAGCTGTCGCCAACCAAATGGCGGATATTCAAGACGCTGCCGCATGGCGCGAAGCCGCAGCTAAAGCAGGCGAAGGAAGCGAGGGCACACGCCCAGAAGTTCTTGAACGCAACGCCGCTATTGAGCGCGCGCAGAATGTTGCACGCGCTGCTTCCCCCGCCGCTACTGCCGGCATTGCAAGCCTTGCTGGAGCCGATGCCGGTGCTGGAACCAACAAAGAGTCCGCTACCACTGAAACTCCAGAAGGCGTTAAGGTTACCCCTGAGAAACCGGAAGGCGTTGAAAAATTACTTGAAGCCGCAAAAGGTACAGGCGGCACAGGCAACAAGTACAAAG